GCAAGTATTGATGGTGTTACTGCAGCCGCAGTTGACGGAAAGATTGAAATTTATGCAACAAACCTTGCAGAATCAAACGGAAGTGTTGCAGATGGAAAAATTATTCTTGCAAATGCAAGTGGAACAATCCTATCTGTAACTGGACTAACAGCAGGCACATATGCAAGACCACTTATTGCACAGGATCCACATTACACAGTTCCAGCATGGAAGTCAACAGATACAACACCTCGTCCAGCAGGAAGTGTATGGGTTAAGACAACAAGCAGTAATCTAGGATTTTTAGCAGACGTTAGTACATACAGTAGTAGCACTGCATCGTTTACGTCGAGTAGTGCTCCGTCATATACAAATGACCAAACTGCACTAAAGAATCTTGATACAACAGGCGGCAAAGAAATTACAGCAGGTAGTTTTTATATACAGTATGATGTAACTGAAAATGATACAGTAACTTATAAGTTGTTCAAGCGTTACAGCGCAGGTGCATTAAGTGTAACTGGATTGATTAATACAGCAACACCTATGACATCGTCAGAGACTTTCACTATTAGTGCAAGTGTAGCAAACAGCACAGCATTAAGCAGTCCAGTAACAGTTGTACTAGGCGGCACAGGCATTGCAGATATGGCAAGTGGCATCAACGGCGCAGGCGTTGCAAACGTAAGTGCAAGTGTTAACTCAGGCGGTTACTTGGTAGTTACACATGCACTAGGTGGTGTAATTGTAATGAAAGACACAAGCGGTACTCCACTAGTGGACGCAGGTCTTACAACATCGGTTACTACTAAGCAGATTCGTGCAGGTAACAGTAGTGACATTATCCTAAGTAACTGGATTGCAGACACATACACTGCATCAACAAGCGCACCAAGTGCAAATCCAACAGACAACACATACTGGTATGCAGGCGGCTTTGAAGCAGACATTATGGTCCACAATGGTACAACATGGCAGGGTTATCAGAACATAACTGATACTCGTGGCTTTGCACTGGCAGATACAGATCCAGCTGGTGTTATCTTTAGTACTACAGCACCAACTGTACAAAGTGACGACACTGCACTAGTTAACGGTGATNTATGGATTGATACAAGTGATCTTGAGAACTATCCTGCACTTTACAGACGCCAAACTGTAAGTGGTGAAGCACAGTGGGTTGCAATTGATAAAACAGACAACACAACTGAAAATGGTATTATTTTCGGTGATGCACGTTTTATGGGCGATACAACAACAGACGTTGTAACTGGCACAATTCCCACAATTGCAAGTCTACTAACAAGTGATGTATTAGATATTGACAGACCTGATCCATTAATTTATCCACGTGGTATGTTATTGTTTAACACAAGACGTAGTACATATGGTGTAAAACAGTTTAAGAGTGATTACTTTTCACGCACTAACTTTAGTGACACAAGTACATATCCAACGCTTCCTACAGAGAAGGATGCATGGGTAACACAGAGTGGTAAAACATTTGGACGTAAAGCAGTTCGTGATATTGTCAAAGGTGCAATGAAATCTGCACTTGATGCAAGCACAGAGCTTCGTGAAGATGCAAGAATCTTTAACACTATTGCAGCACCGGGTTATCCAGAGCTAATCAGCAACATGGTAAGCCTTAATAATGACAGACGCCAAACAGCGTTTGTAGTAGGTGACAGTCCAATGAGACTAGCAGCAACAAGTACTGCTATTGAGAATTGGGCAACAAACACAGCGAATGTATCAGACAATGGCGAAGATGGACTAGTGACTAGCGATGCTTACTTGAGTGTGTTCTATCCAAGTGCAACAACAAATGACCTAAGTGGCAACACAATCGTTGTCCCAGCAAGTCACATGATGCTACGCACAATTGCAAGAAGTGACGATATAAGTTTCCCTTGGTTTGCACCAGCAGGTACAAGACGTGGACTAGTAGACAACGTTGCAAGTATTGGTTTTATTAATAGTGCAACAGGTGCATTTGTTAACGATAATGTTCGTGAGAGTGTTAGAGATACACTGTACACAAACAGAGTAAATCCAATTGCATTCTTTAACGCTAGTGGCATTCTAAACTATGGTAACAAGACTCGTGCAGGAAGCACTAGTGCGCTAGATCGCATTAATGTTGCAAGACTTGTTGGTTATCTAAGACGTCAACTACAAACAATTGCAACAGGGTTTGTATTTGAACCAAACGATAAGATTACTAGAGACGAGCTAAAGCAGCAAGTTGAACAGACACTTAACGATTTGGTTGCAAAGCGCGGTGTATACGATTACTTGGTAGTTTGTGATGAAACAAACAACACAGCAGGTAGAATTGATCGCAACGAACTATATGTTGATGTTGCTATTGAACCTGTAAAGTCAGCGGAATTCATCTTTATTCCAATTAGACTTAAGAACACAGGTGAGATTGCAAGCGGAAACGTAGCGGCAGCAAGCACTGTTTAATAAAAACTAACAAATATGAGGGGTAAAAATACCCCTCATTTTTTATGACTGGAATTAGATAAATACTTTTATAATTAATTAGGAGCGAAACAAAATGTCAGTTTCATCATTAACAAAGTTTACAGTACCTATTGACGGTGATCAGAGTGCAGCAAGCCAAGGCTTGCTTATGCCAAAACTTAAATACCGCTTCCGTGCGTCATTTGAGAACTTTGGTGTTAGCAGTCCTCGTACAGAAATGACTAAACAGGTCATCGACCTTACACGACCAGCAGTTACCTTTGAGGAAATGCCAATTGATATTTACAACAGTAAAGTATACTTGATTGGTAAGCATGCTTGGGATCCTGTTACAGTCAATCTACGTGACGATGTAAACGGAGGTGTTACAAAGTTGGTAGGAGAGCAGCTTCAGAAGCAGTTTGATTTCATGGAACAGAGCAGTGCAAGTTCAGGCATTGACTATAAGTTTATTACACGTTTTGAAATTTTAGATGGCGGCAACGGAGCAAACACACCAAGTGTACTTGAGACCTGGGAACTATATGGTTGCTTTGTACAGAATGTCAACTACGGTGATCTAAACTATGCAAGTCAAGAAGCAGCAACAGTTGCAATGACTATCAGATTTGATAATGCAGTTCAAGCACCACTAGGTGACGGCGTTGGAGCAGCGGTAGCGAGAACAACAGGCATTACTGTTACTGGCTAATAGGAGTATTCCATGGCTAGTGTAAATGATTCACTATCACCTTTAACAACAGGCGAAACAATGCGCGACTACAAACATGCGTCGCGCACTTTTGTTGACAATAACTTTGAGTTACAGCCTCGATACAGTAATCTTTTTCATGTTGTGTTTGAGTTTACAGCAGAAGCAGCAACACTTTTTAACACAGTTGACCAATTGGAAATTCCAATCTTAGTCAAAAGTGTTGACTTGCCTACCTATACTGTAGATGTACAAACACACAATCAATACAATAGAAAAGTACAAAGTCATCATAGCATGAGCTATAATCCAATTGCTGTGCGTTTTCACGATGATGCAAAAGAACTTATTCGTAATATGTGGCACAAGTATTATATCTATTATAATGCAGATCCAACATATAGTCTAACCGGCAATAGTTATACCGCATATGACAAGTATAGTAATCGTGTGCAGCAACAGTGGGGATTGCAGCGAGGAAACAAACGTTTCTTTAAGAACATTAAAATCTACAGCATGCATAATCACAAGTTTGCAGAGTATACACTAATCAATCCTATTATTACTGCATTTAACCATGACAGTCATGCTTATTCAAATGGCGGACTTATGGAAAACACAATGCAACTTGCATACGAAACTGTGAAATATGCAACTGGATTTGTTAACGATGTTACACCACGTGGATTTACTGATATACACTATGATGTAGAAACTAGCGATTTGTCAAATACAAACACAGGTACCGAAGCATTTATTAATGGACAAACTGTGAGTGTAGCAGGGCAAGAAGCAAAAGATTTGTTTCAAGGTAATGTAATTGGTGTTATCAAAGATGCTGAAATAGTATACAATGAAACAAGGCTTAACACAGGAAATGTACTTACAGATACACTATCAATTTTTGCAAATAATTTATTATCAGGCAAGAAATCAACAAGCAACATTTTGGTACCAGTTACTGGATTGGTTGAAAATGTCGCTAGTAAATATGTTGGCAGTATTACAGATGGCATAGTTAAAAGTATATCAGGAGCCGATATTGGAGTTATATCTAGTCAAGGCAAAAGCATACAAACTAATAATAATACTGCAGCAACAAACACTAATCTAAATGTAGGATATGGAAAAAAGATTCCTAATACTAATGGAACAGTAAGCCATCCAAATAATATCAGTGATGCTTTAACAACTTTTAGAAATTTAGTAGGCAGTAAAAAGTAGAAAAATATGTCGCAAAAAACAAATTTACCAATCGTTAATCCAGCAGATAACTTTGATCAGCGTGTTCAGGACTACTTCACTAACTATTTCACTTCGCCTATTAGCATGACTGATATGGAGTACGAAGCAGCAAAAAGTTTTTTTGTATCTCGTACTAATAACGAAGATGCTGCCGCAGCACTTACTGCCGCAGTTATACAAGCAGCAAATGAGCTCAATATACACATTGTGGATATTATTAAAGAATTTGAACAATCGGGCGATCTTAAAAGTTCTATCCCTACGTTTTTAAATCTAAGCAGAAGAACCACAAGCCTACTTGGGTATACAGCAAATATTACTCCAAATGAGAACATAGCACGCCAAGTGGAGGCGTAAATGTTTAGTCGTAACAAATATGCTAACGGCATATACACCATTACAAATGCAGAAAAGTATAGTGGCAATAAAGAGCCTCGCTATCGCAGTGGATGGGAACATGCTTTTATGCGTTTTTGTGACAACAATCCAAGTGTAATAAGTTGGGCAAGTGAAGCAATACAAATACCTTATCGTAATCCACTTACAGGCAAAGGCACAGTTTATGTACCAGATTTTGTTGTGGTATATCAGGACAAACGTGGCAACAAGCATGCTGAACTTATTGAGATCAAACCCAAAGCACAAACAATGCTAACAGAAAAGACTCGCGAGAAAGAGAAACTTGCTATTGCAATTAATCACGCAAAGTGGGAAGCAGCAGCAAAGTGGGCAAAGCACAAAGGCTTGCGCTTTAGAGTAGTTACAGAAGACGATATTTTTCACAACGGTAAACGCTAAGGATAACTATTAGTATGACAAAAAAACTTGAAGAATTATTTGATGTAGCACCTGCAGATGAATTAAACATCACAGCAGAAGAAAATAGCACAGTTGTAGAGGCTGTGACTGCTAAAGACTTGCCGCAAATACAAACAGCACTTACTAATGTAGATAAGATTGATGCTGCATTACCAAGTGTAAGCGAACTTGGTACCAGCGATAAAGAAATGGATGACATTGCTGTATTAGCACAGGATACATTCAAAGACCTAATGGATTTAGGCATGAATGTAGAAGCACGTTTTAGCGGTGAGATTTTCAGCAATGCTGCTCGTATGCTGGACACAGCATTAAGTGCGAAAAATGCAAAGATCAACAAAAAATTACGCATGGTTGATTTACAACTAAAAAAAGCAACATTAGATGCTAGACTTGCTAAAGAAGCAAAAGCCAATGGTGAAGAAGTTGAAGATGGTGAAGGACAAGCAGTTGATCGTAACCAACTTCTAATGGAAATACTAGGCAGGAACTCTGAACAAAAGTAATAAATACACTAGTATATAAGGAACACTGTAATGAAAAGTTTAAAGAGTTATCTCGTTGAAAGCGAACAAACATATAAGTTTCGTATTAAAATGGCTGAAAAAGGCGATGACGAAACAATGGACGCACTGGAATCTGCACTTGAGAAATACGAAGTTGCAAGTATTAGCAAGCCAAAGAAAACTCCAATTCAAGAACATCCCATGGATTTCCAAACACTCAACAATGTAGAAGTGTTTATTATGGATGCAGAACTAAAGTATCCTGTAACTGCACATCAACTATATGAATATATTAGTCAAACAGTAGGCGTTCCTGCAAGTCACTTAGTGGTTATTAACAGTGATCATCCTGAAGAAATTGCTCGCGAAGAAGCACTAAAAGAAGAAGAATATGAATCTGTACTGGAAACAGATTATGAGGATGGAAATAACGCTAAAGATAATTTTGGTGATGAGTATAATGAAAACATGCTAAAGCAAATTGAAAGCCGCAAGATGGAATTTGCTAAAAAGGACGACTAATGAAAGAT